ATGATTACATCTGTATTGAACAGACGAGTTAATCGGGTGAATAGCCCTGGAGCGTTGTTATTTAATTCAGCCATTTTATATTTTTATTATATGTATAAATATTTGCTACCCAAGAACCCATGTCATGTCTTCAAACTGACCATGACCGTTATTGAGTAAATAAGGATTTTGAGCTCCATCGGGCAATGATGGTCCAAAATATTCACCTTCGCCTCCTGTTTTTACTATACCATCAACAGCCGCTCTAGTTAAATTCATACCTTGTTCGAAGAATTTCATCGCAGTGTCTCTAGTAAATAACCCCATACCTAATGCCATTACCAAATCATCATTATATCCATTTTGTGCTTGTGCTTTACCATGCATCCAAATGAATACACGCAATTCCTCTAACAATCGCTTAGAATGAAAGATAAATTGCTTATCTCGAATATACGCCTCCATTTTGGAGATAACAAGTGGTCTTGTCTTTACTGATGTAGTAAATCCAGGAACTGTTTGATCAGATTCCATTTTAGATAACCATTTATCCATAGTAATATCACCATATGAACGAGGTGAATAGTATAGGTTTTGATAACCTTTTTCTAATATTGTGTTAACAACATCCCATCCAATGTTAGCATTTTCTACTACAAGTAAAGCGTTATTATACTCAGTAGCAACAGATACCAACATGTTTCCATAAGTACGAGTATCCACTTGCGATTTATATTCAGCAACTTGCTCACACGTTGTAGCATCGATGACGTGAAAAGCCGAATAGTCACTGCTATCACCGCGAGCAACGTCAGCACAAACAAGATACTGCTTGCTATAATCAGCATACTGCCAAATCCAAAAATCGCCACCCATAAAGCGGCGTTCCACAGGATCTTGTATAAATGTTTCTTCATAAAATGATAATATATCGGGGTCAACAACTGAATTTCCTGAGCCTAAAAAGTCGCAGTCATACTCTTGAGCAAACTCACGAGATGACATATTTGTTCTTTCACGTTCTTCCCAAGCTTCATCTCTATCAGGATGTAAATCCCATCTTAATTTAATTGCTTTAAAGTCATTTTTATTAATCTCTGCCTCAGCATACGTTTTGTGAAACCAGTTACCAACACCATTTGGTGATGATAATGCTATAATTCCACCACCCGTTGCAATGGTAGGTTTAATACTCGTATAAATTTTATCAATACCTTCAATAAACGCAGCCTCATCTATCAGTAACAATGATACAGCGTACGATCTACCTGCATCGGATGCGGCTGATGTAGCTATAATTTGGGAGTTATTAGCTAGTTTTAATGATAATTTATTATCAGATAATGGTTTTATATTACCACGTAACCAACTTGGTAAGTTATTATACATAAACTGTACTTTCTCTACCATCCCTTTAGCTGTTTCTTGCTTAGTGGCAATACACAACACAGTTTTATCTTTACTAAACAACATTGTCCATAAAGAATAACCTGCAGTTAAAGTAGATATACCTAGCTGTCTTGATTTATTTATAATAGTAAATCTCTCATTTCTAAAATCCGTCAATACATCTTCCTGAAATGGGTATAAATGAAATAATATTCTACCTTTGATTGGATGAGATATATAACAATATTTTCTAAAGAAATGTATTGGATCGGTAGCACATTTGATGTATTCCGCCTTGATTATTTCCTTAATGTTCGCTTGACTCATGTATATAAATATATAAAAAAAGTCCGATCTTACGGGATCGAACTTAAAACCATAATACTGAGACTATGGCGGGGCTGTTCCTAAGGTAGAACTTATTTTGCTAACATCAAATATACTAATCCACCAGCTACTAAGCCAGCACCTATTTTAGTAAATTTGTTTTTAGCTTTTAATTTAGCGTTTTGTAATTGTAAAGCATTATATTGGAATTTCCAATCTTTGATTTGAGTATCTTGATTGAACATAATGTTCTTATATGTACCTTCTTTTTTAATATAAACCGAAATAACACTATCTTTACCTGTTACTCTAGCTTCAGTTAATGCAATAACACTATCTTTAATAGTAATAATTTGTTTAGCACCATCTAATTCAACTAAATCCTTAGCTGCAGCCACCAATACTGGTTGTGCTATAGGTAATGGATTAGTTACTGTATCTTTAGGGTAACGAGTATTGAATGAAGTAACTAATTGATGTTCTGTGTAATTATCAATTGCTGATTTAGATGAATCAACAAATTTAGTAATTATTTTAACATTCTTTTTAGCTACATCTAACTTAATAGTTAAAACTTGATCAACATATTCTAATGAATCTATAATAGCATTATCTTTAATAATATCTAATTTCATTGAGTCAACAGTAGCTACTAGACTATCTTGTTTTACTTTAAATTCTTCTGTTAGGCCAATGTTCGAAACTTTATCAAACGCTAACCACAATAATACCAAAATAATTATAATTGGTAAAATATATTTTTTCATATGTTTATTTTTTTATACCTGCGTAATATTGTGCTTTACCAATTGCCCACTCATCTAATGGTTCTTCTTCTGTATCTGGCATTTCTATATCTTCTGGTTCTATACCACTTCTCTTTTGTAAATATTTTGATCCTGCAACTAAATCAGCTAAACGCTTTTCTAATGTTACTTTTAAATCACGTAAACGTTGTACTTCAGTAGATGGTTCTGTTTCGAACTCACCACCGGTTTTAGAACGTCTTGTTTTTAATATATCGCTTTTTACTTTAGCAATACGATCTTCTAATGTTGATGCTTTTAAGAACGCTTCAAAATCTTCGTCTGACAATTGACCAGCCATAGGTGCTCTTTCAATTTCACCTGCTTCTGGTTCAACCATATCTTCAGATCCATCATCATTTGGTTCACCATCAAAATACATTGCTAATGGGTTTTCAGCACCACCAACAAACATATCTTCAGCATCAGTTGCTGCTGGAGCTTGTGCTTGTACACCTGGTGCTTCTTCTTCACCACCTGCCCCTAATTTTGTTAATACACCTGCATCCATTAAACCATTAACGATAGCGTTAGCGATTTGAGGGCGAGCGAAGTTAAATTGTGTTTGCAATGCTTTTTTATCAGCACCTGGATTTTCTCTAAAGTAGTTAATAACATCAGCTAATGATGTACCTGAGATAGTTTTAGTAAATCTTGCTGTATCAACATTATCGTCTGTTAGTCTATACCCTTTAGGGATACGAGCCATTTCATCAATATCATTTTCTTCACTTATAGTAACATCTTCACCTTTTGTTAATTTAGTAATGATGTCTGTTCTAGTTGGTTGAGGTAATCTACTAAATTTAGGATCCTTTTGGATATCTGTTTTAGCATTCATACCAGCATAAGTGGTTTCAGATAATACATCTGTTATAGCTTCGCGTATAATTTTGCGTAGTTCTTTACTTTTCATTTTGTCTGCGTTCGTATTGTTCATCATATAAATATTAAATATTTTGTAAAATTGTAGAAATGCGTTGCTCTGTTGTACCTTCAACCATAATTAATTTGTTAGGTATAAATTCAATTAATGACATTTTAATAACCTCATCTATTTTGCGTCTGTAATGTAAATCGGTAGTTCTAACACCATTATCTTCAACTTTAACACCGTTTGGAGCAACATATACAACTAAATCATATTGATTACGAAGCATCATAGCCGCTTCAACAAATGTACGTTTATCAAAATCATTAATTGATTGAGCACCTAATGTAAAGGCACAAACATCCCAAATTGTTCTATCTGTAATAATATTTGAATGTAGTAATTCAGTAGCACGCTCAGCTAAAAATACAAACTGACCATTTAATGTAGAATCTGTATTTAATGGAATACCTAAATCACGTAAGTATTTACTACGTTCAGTATATACACTATGATCTTTAAGCTGATCTAATTCACCTAATGCTTTAGCTAATGTAGTTTTACCTACACTCATTGTACCTGTTAATCCTATTCTCATTTATTTCTTTCGTTTATTTTTTTCATTTGACGAGCATTACGCTTATCATCTCTAGATTGCTTAGCTTTTTTATTCCAATTTTTTTGCTTATCAGCACCATCCTTATACTTTATTTCAACACTAATAGGTCCATTTCTGAATTTATCAATATCAAAACTCCATATCTCAGTACTGTCTTCATGTTCGTATATGCGTTGAAATTTCATATGCTAAATATAAAATTATTGCTTTGCCTATACTCTTGTACCTGTAGCTTTTGCTGCTGCTGTTTTGTAGAACGGAACGCCGTTAACGTCTTTCTTTCTTTCTTCCCAATCTAATTTAGAGTATTTAAAACCAAATAACCAATATTCTGAAGCGCGTTTATTGCCTTGTGGCATATAAGCTGGTCCTTCCCAGCAATGCATTTTACCCATCCAAGAGTATATGACTGAGCCGTCTTTTGTTTGTGTTCTTTTTGTTTCTGCCATTTTTATTTTATTAAGTTTTCTGCAATATAAATTCCGTGTGCACCACTTACTGTTATTCCACGAGCGCTTAAAGCGTCACCTGCAAAGTGTACATTTGGAAATTCGTTTAATGATAAATCTGTATAATTAACTAATGGTTCAGGTGATAAGTACTTTACTTCAGGGATATACATTCCCCAATCATTACCAAATTCAAATATATTATTCATATTATCAATAAAGTTAATAATATAAGCTAAATATTCACCATAGGCTACAGCTAATGGTACTAAAGTATCTATTTGATGAGATGATACTGTAGTACCCTCTGATGTTAACCCTGGAGTACGAGTTTTATTAGGTGAATAATATAATCCTTTACCATCTATTTGTAATTGTTGTACTACATCTCTACTCCATTTAAATGGATCTTCAATACCTTTAATTTCCATTAATATACCAAAGTTTGTCATTTGGTTTTCAAATTCTTTTCCTTTTTTAGCATGACCATTATAACTAAGGTCGCCATAGGTTTCCTCAACAGCCACATAAGCTGCATTATTATTAGTACAGAACGAGCGTATAGATACGTTATCATGTTTTTGATAAAGCTTAAAATCATAAGATACATCAATTAATTTTTGAAAATATTTTTGTGGTGCTTCAAATCGAACACCAATTTGTACTGCTTTAGCTTCAGTTGGTAATTTATATTTGTCTGATAGCGATTGAGCAAAATCAATACCTGATTTGCCTACTGCAAATATTAATTCATCATATTCTGTATATCTAGTTTCTTTTGAATCTGGATTATTCCAGTAGTGATTAACAGTATTGTTTTCAAAATCAATTTGTTCAACAACTTCGTTCCACTTAAAGTTAACACCTTTATCTAATAAAAATGAATACCAATTTTTAGCAATCTCATGTAAATAATTTGAACCAATATGCCACACAAGCGACATACGTAAGTCGAAATACGGTTTAATAAAGTCAGGTTCTGTTTTAGGATCAGAACATGAAATATCTTCTGGTTTAGGATGGAAACGAGTAAAATTAGCTACTACCTCTTCCATTAATGACATAGCTTTTTCTTCACCACAATACTTAGCTAATTGCCCACCTTGTACTGTTGATACTACTAATTTGCCATCTGACCAACCACCAGCACCTAGCATTCCTGTCATTACCTCTTCAGGTAAACGATTAATTGGGTCGTTGCCCTTGTCTATAATTGTGATTAGGCTACCATCATAGCCATTGTCAACTAATTTGGTTGCAGCATTAATACCTGCAACACCAGCTCCAATAATTACAATTTTTTTCATATCTATAAATTTAAGTTATTATTTTGACATTTCCAAATGTAAGGTGGCCCACCTTTGAGGGTGCGCCACAGCTGCATTAATATTGTTCGATGCGACAGGCTATGAATCTGTCTATATGTTTTATTTTATCTGTAGTTCTTTTGGATATAATTTTGCTGATTTGCCATTTTCAAATTCCACCATTACTAATTCCTCTCTATTGTCATATGATATAAAGGCAGCATCCGCATCTTTATATTCAGGATATTTTTCTGTAAAAGGTCCTTCTATAACTTTTAAATCTTTAAATTCCCATTCCTTTGGTATATTCATAATACTACCTAATTCACTAGGATTAATATCAGCTAACGTTTGATTTTCATTAAGCAATCCAGCTAATTGCTGCATTCTTTTTATTTCGTTAATTTGTGTTTTCATGTCTATAAATATTATTGGAAAAATGTTTTAATATTAGCTAACTTAATCATTCTTTTTACTTCGTCCATTTGTTGATCTTCACTATTACCTGCTACTAAACCATCATAGTTAGCCATAGTTAATGTCTTTCCAGTTTCGCTTGCAGCGATTGCTTTTTCAGCTACGTTATGTAAATCCATATCGGTTTTAGCATCTTCGCGAGCGTATTCTAATAAACGAATAAACAATGGTACGTCTAACGTTATTTTGTCTGATGGGTTAAATTGTTTCATATTTTATATTATGTCGTTATAATTTATTTCTACATTACTACCTATTGGTTTTTCGTCACGGTATAAAGACCATTTAGTAAATACACGTAATTCAATTCCTAAAGGTTTTCTAATATGATTACCCAATGCTAATATAGGTTCATCATTAGTTCCTCTTATTTGTTCTGGATTTTCATATATTTTAGAAGCTCTAATAGTAATTTTATTATCTTCTTTTTTAATATCTGATGGTGTAAATGTACGTACTACGACTATACTTTTATCACTTCCAAAAATAATTTCATCAATATCGTCTTCAGGTAGACCTTTTACTATTACTCTACCTATTACTTTATCATCTTTAATGTTCCATAACTTAAATTTTTTACCTCCAGTACCAGGAACTTCTTTAAGACCTATATCACCTAGTTCTCCGTTTTTAGCTTTTTGAATAAACTTTTCAAACCAATCACGATATCTAGTAATTGAACTTTCCCATCTAATAGCATCATCTTGTTTTAAAGATATATTATATATTTTTTCATCTTCACTTAACAATTGTAAATCAGCTTTAGCGTATTTAGTAGTATCATTTTGTGATGCATCTACTACTTCAATTATATTAGGAAAAGACAATGATTTATTTTCTGCTACAATTTCAATATTTGTAGGTTGGCCATCTATTAATTTATTTAAATCAGTAATAATAAAAGCTTCATTAGATTTACCTGCTGATTTTTCACCTTGTGTATCTAAACTTTTAATTACTAAACGTACTTTATCTTTATATTTTAAGTTTCCTAAACTTGATCTAACACCGATAGATCCTTCCTCAAATTTAGTATCAGGAATATTTTGTAAAGCATCATCTATAAATCCTTTTCTATTTAAAGAAAAATCTTTAGGTAATAAAACACGTAATTCATTTGAAGATGATACTTTAAAATTATCGTTAGATAATTTATATTGACTTTTTAATAAAGTTACTAATTCATATAGTATTTCAAATCTAGAGGGAACATTTTCATCTTCTTCTTGTGATATTCTTTCTAAGTCATCAACATTTATTTCTAATAAGCCTATTTCAGTATATATTTCTTCTAATATAGATAATTTAACAGGATTATTTAAATCAACAACCCCATCGTGGCAACGAAATGACCACTCTTCTAATATTTTGTCTATAACATTCATTATACTGCTGGGGTTTCTTCAGCTGGTGCTTCAGGAGCTGGTGTTTCTTCAGCTGCTGATAGATCAGCTGCTAATTCAGCACCTTTAGCTGTTTCTTCAGGTGATACTGAAGGTGTTGATTCTCCTCCGCCTGTTGAGGCAGGTGCTGCTGATGGTGCAGGTTCATCTCCTTCTTTAATTGATGGAGATAAGTCTAACAAGTCAGCAATCGCTTGAGATGCTCTTTCAGCCTCACCTATGTTTAATAAATAATATTTTTTACCTGCGACTTTAGCAGAGTAAGTATCTTTTTTAAGATATGTAATATTGAAATCGTATCCGTTTATTAATGTAACCTTAAATGTTGTTGGTTTAGGAGCTACCAAATCAACAGCTATAACAAAACGTCCAAATGATGGAGACATTAACTCCTCAATTGACTTTCTTAAACCAGGAAAGCGATATATTAGATACATCGCCTTCTCAGCTTTCTTTTGTCTAGCCTCTTGTTCTTGAATAGCCTTTTTAATTGCTACACGAACATATTTTTCTAATAATAATTTTTTATCCATTATCCTATTTGGTTTACCGAAGTTATTCTGCGGTCGTTTGGAGCGTATATATTATGGATATCCATTGCTATATCTTCAGCCTCTTCACTTTGCAATGAATTAACTAATTTTTTTAATATAGCGTTTTTTCTTTCAGCTTTTTGTTCTGTATTTCTAGCATCACTCATTTCCCAATACCATGGAAAATTGTAATAATTTCTAGCTATACCTTCTAATGCTTCTTTATCTTCTACTGGAGCCATTGTTATTAATTTAACAATTTCTCTTACTTTTTTTACTTTTTCAGGATCAGATTTTTTTTTTGGATCAGTCGCTTCACTTAATTCATGAAAACCTTGAGCCGCTTGGTCAATATAGTTTTCAGCGTTAGTAATATGGTCTTGAATCCAACCTGGAATATTACGTTCCATGTTACCTAATCTTTTATGTAGTTCAATTGCTGATTTAACTATTGATTTAAGAGATGATTGTGCCATAGACACTTCATGATCTTCATTTAAGTTAGCAGCAACTGCTTTACGACGATTAGCTAAGTATTTATCTGTCTTGTCTACTTTACCATCGTTATTGATATCGTCATCTTCTTTACCTACGGGATCTAGTCCTTCAGCTTTTGAAGCAGCAATAGCATAGAGAGCAGGGTCGTCTTTTTTAAACTTCCCTGTTTTCTTTAATGCTTTAACTATTTTTTCTTCCTTAGCAGACAGATCGCGTTCAGATAATAAATCGGATAATTTAATCATTATGATTATTTTTTGTCGTCAGCTTTTTTAGGAGCTTCTTTTTCTTCTTTTGGTTCTTCTTTCTTATCAGCTTTAGGAGCATCTTTTTTATCAGCTTTTTTAGCTTTAGGCTCTTTTTTAGCTTTTTCGATTAGACCCATCATTTCTTTAATCTTTTCAGTCTCAGTAACTAATTTACCTTCAACTTCGCTAATTTGGTTATTTAGCATTTCAGATAATTTAGCATGAGCTTCTTTAAGTTTAGTATATTCAGTAACGAATTTTTGCATATGTGCGTATTCCGCTACGAATGATTGGTCACCGCCTTCAGCGATTTGGAATGATCCTAAAGATTCTTTCATCTTTTTTAAACCTTCCATTTCTTTTTTAAGGTCTACTAATTTTCCAGTGCTTTTTTTACCACCGTTTGCTTTTTCTTCTTTAGCTTCAGCTATTACTTGGCGAATTATGTCGCGTACTTCTGTAATGTTCATTTTTGTTGTGTTTATTATATATATAAATATGTTAAATTGTTGTAGACTATT